TGGAATCTTTTTGTCAGCAGGTACACCCAATGACTTCTTCAAAGCACCCGGCTTGCTTATTGCCTTTTGTATCCATTTTTCTGCCATACCAAATCCTTTGAAGAAGCCACCCGAAGGTGGCTTTGTTTTTACTTAGCCTCTACATCAGAGACCTCTGGTTCGGGCTTACGCTCCAATGCTTCTTTGAGCATTGCATAGAAAGCGTTGCGGCCCACCTGCAACTGATCCACATTGAATCTTGCAGAGTCCAATTTGCGATCCAAGTCGGCAACATGATTGATGAGCGTTTGTTGCTCTTGCGTCATGTCTTCAAACTTGTACTCAACACCATCAATAGTCAAGGGGGTCTTTTTTTCGTTTCCCATGATTATTTCCTTTTCAAATTGCCACCAAAGGCGGGTGGTGGCTTCCCGTTAGATTAAGGCGTCCAAGGTAATGGAGTGTCTTGCGGCACCACTGGGGGGTTAATTAGTTGATCAATACGCCCTTGAACTGTCTGCTGAAGATTTGCAATCCCCTGTTCGCCCAAAGATGCTTGTACCCAACCAATAACAATTTCCTGAGTCAACTGGTCATAAGGAATAAAATCTGTTTGTTGATTAGTGTCAAAAGTAACATTTGATTCAATCGAAGAAATAACCCCGTTTTGATCACCAATCAATTTGTAATACACATTAACAACATAATCGGGATCAGGTTGTTGAACAGTGTACATTGTGCGAATTTGCCAAGTCCAAGTAGTCATTTTTGTTCCTTATGGGTGTGAGGCGACATAAGCATCATGCTCTGCCTTGAGTTGATCAAATTTAGCGTTCAATTCTTGCAATGCTTTAACCAAAACAGGAATCATTTTGGTTTCTGTAATGCTAAGAATTTCGTCTTTTTCGTCATCAGCAATTAGCAAGTCTTTTGCAACACCGCCATGTTGCTTTTCAAGAGCAATAACATCTTGAGCCAAAAAGCCCAATTGTGTTTTTGCTTCTTTATGCGTGCCATCGGGGTTTTGCTTAAAGTAGTTAGAACGCTTGTCCCACTTGTATTCAACAGGGCGCAAACCTTTGATGAAATCCAAACCATACTTGGCATCAACTACATCCGCTTTGTCTCGTGCGTCAGATGTTACAGTCCAAGAAACTTGAATGTAAGCATTGGTTGTGCTTCCGTTGCCAAGAACTATGCGATTTGATTCTGTTGTAAAGTTTCCTCCGGGGCTTCCAGAGCGACCAGCATCTGGCCCTAGAAGCAAATTGTTTGAACCAGAGGTTACTGCATAACCAGCATATGTTCCATAGAAAGTGTTAGAGGTACCACTGGTCAGGTTGTAGCCTGATTGATACCCAAAAGCATTGTTTTGGCTACCTGTTATGGTTGCGCCACTTGCAACATCAAAACCAAAAAAACCGTTGTATGTACCTGTAGTTAATTGGCGTCCAGCAGAATATCCAAAAGCGCATTGAGTACCCGCAGTTGCACTTCTAAATGCATCTCGGCCAAAAGCGCAAATTGCGCCTGCTGTTGTAATAGAACGCGCCGCGTCATAACCAAAAGCATAGTTTGCCGCGCCAGTCGTCTGGCTGTACAACGCTGAGTAACCTACCGCAACGCTGTAATTGTCTGTGTCGGATGTGTGGTTACTGCTGTACAAAGCAAATGTACCAATAGCCACATTACCGTATGAAACAGTGTTTGATTGAAGCGCGCCATAACCGACAGCGGTGTTGCTAAGACCTGTGGTGTTTGCAAGGAGCGCATATGCGCCTATGCCAGTGTTATTGCTTCCCGTTGTGTTAAAAGCAAGTGCGCCGCCACCAACTGCCGTATTCAAATTACCAGTGCTATTTGCACCCAAAGCACCTTTATACAAAGAGGTTCCGTCTAATGCACCACCAACCGCAGTGTTGTAACCGCCAGTCGTGTTAGTAATCATTACGCGATTGCCAACTGCGGTGTTGTTGCTACCAGTTGTGTTTTTGTACATTGCACCAGCACCTACTGCGGTGTTGGCGGTTCCAGTTGTGTTTGCGTATAACGCGCCGTTGTTTGTTTCGTATAACGAGCCGCCACCAATGGCAATGTTGTCTGAACCAGTGGTGTTTGCGTACAAGGCTGAAGCACCGACAGCAACATTAAATGTTCCTGTGGTGTTTGTGTAAGCCGCTTGATAACCTACAGCAGTGTTAAAGTTTGCCGTGGTATTGTTTCGCAAAGTGTTATCACCTAGCGCGACATTGTTCGCACCAGTGGTGTTTGCTTGAAGCGCACTTAGGCCAATTGCCAAGTTTGGAGAACCTGTTGTATTTGCCGTCAATGCCGCTTGACCAATGGCAATGTTGTAATTTGCAGTTGTGTTGGAGTTTAATGCTTGACAACCTATTGCAACATTACTGCTACCGCTTGTATTAGCCGAAAAAGTGTTTGTTCCAGAACTTGGGGTATAAGTCCCAAGAACAATGTTTCCTTCTCCTGTAGTCAGTGCGCCAGCCGCACTACTTCCGATAACAATGTTTCTTGAGCCAGTCGTAATTGCTGACATGGCATTAGAACCAATTGAGACATTGTGTGCCGCCGATGAAGAAGCATTGCCAGCGTTATAACCAACGAAAGTTATATTGTTCGTTGTGTCATATCTTCCGTAGACCGTACCCAACACAGTAGGCGTAGCGGCAGAGCCACCACCACCAGCATTTTGCCAAGTCGGCGCAGAGCCAGAACCGTTGGAGGTCAGCACCTGACCGCTTGTGCCGTAGTTAGCGCCAGCAAGCCCCCATGCGCCGTTAGAAGCGATGCGTAGGCGTTCTGTGATCGTGACAGAACCAGAAGGAGTTGTACCGAAGTACAAAGCCCCCGGCATACTGGTGGCGCTGATTGTTGCGCCGTCAATGAAGGCAGAGATTCGTGCCGCATTTTGATATGCGCTTACACCGTCATAGCCCGCAAAACTAATCTGATGAATTGTGTCGCCGTTAGCAATAACGGTGGGAGAGGCTTGAGTACCGCTTGCTCGACGCAATGCAGTATTTGCCGCCGCCCCAAAACGAGTCATCAAAAGCGAGAATGTCTGCGTGCCTTGAATGTCAAGGAAGCCAGCAGGGGATGAAGTTCCGATACCTAGCAAGCCAGAGGAATTTAGCGTCATGTAGGTGCTAAAAGAGCCAATCGCCCCACCAGCAGATGGAGTGCCATCCGCTAACTGCCATGAAAACGCACCATTGCTTTGGTTAAAGTTGGTTGCGGGATTTGCAGTAATCCATCTGTAAGTAGCGGATGCGTCAAGATACAAATTTTGCGACAAAACAGCATTGGTATTTGCGGAAGACCAAAGCGATAAACCATTGCCAATTTGGAATGCTTTTGCTGATGAATACCAAGCACTCGGAGTAACTCCCAAGCCCAAATTTGTTCCATCAAACACTAGCGCAGTGCCACTTGTCAGAACCTTTGAACCATTGAGGTAAGTGACGCCGTTGGCTGTGCCGCCATTGATGGTCACGGTCGATGAAGTGGTAAGGGTTGTGAACGAGCCAGTGTTTGGTGTCGTTGCTCCAACAGTGCCATTGTGGGGGCCAGAAAATCCTGTTGAGGTCAGGTTTGTGCCATCCCAAGTCAGGTTGGCAGAAGCACCAAACGAGCCAGAACTGTTGAACTGAACCTGAGTATTAGAGCCAGCCGCAATACCAGCACCGCCAGCACCAGCAAGCAGTGTTACGACACCGCCGTTGCTCTTGTAGTACAACTTTCCATCGGTGATGTTGATAGCCAACTCGCCGTTTGCAAGGTTACCCGCAGTTGGTACAGCCGACGCAGTGGTCGAGTAGTACAGTTGAATTGGGGTGTATCCAGTTTGTGCCATTTTCTATTTCCTCAGAAAGTTCCACCAGAGATGCCCGACCATGTCGGTGCGCTTGCTCCATTAGATGTTAATACTTGTCCAGCCGTGCCTGCCGCAGTAAATGCAAATGCAGTTCCAGTACCGTAGGCCGCGCCCCCAGCAGTCGGGGTAGCAGTCGAATTTGTACCACCGTTCGCAATCGGAAGCGTACCCGTCACACCAGTCGTCAAAGGCAAGCCCGTGGCGTTTGTCAAAACAGCCGCAGAAGGCGTTCCAAGCGCAGGTGTGACCAATGTGGGGCTGGTATCTAAAACAATGCTTCCAGACCCCGTTACGGCCTGTCCAAGGGCCGTTTGAACGCCAGTTCCAAATGCTGTGATGCCAGTGCCGCCTGCGGTGATTGGCAAAGTTCCAGAAGTCAGGGCAGAAGTCGATGTGGCGTACAGCGCACCACCAGAGGTGAATGAACTCAGTGCAGTGCCGCCATATGCGGTTCCAACCACGCCAGAGGTGATCTGGTTGCCATTGATTGCAATGTTGGTATCAGCAAGCGCGGTCAATTGACCTTGTGCATTGACTGTTGCCGTCAATGTCTTGCTGGCGCTTCCATAAGAAGCCGCAGTCACCGCCGTATTAGTAATGCTGAAAACCGTGCCAGTCAGCGTCAGACCTGTGCCAGCAGAATAAACTTGAGCAGACGAAATCTGAGCAAAAGTGATGGCGGTCGTGCCAAACACGATAGTGCCAACGGTATTGCAAATGTAGGTCTCACCAGCACCCGTGTTGCCTGCCTGCACAAAGAATGCATCGCCTTGACCAAGGGAGTTTGGGCTAAAAGGCGAGTAGGTGTCTGCGTCGGTTGCGCGAGTCAGCACCCAATTGGTAGAGCCATCGCCCACCGTGGTGACGGTGTACACGCCGTTTTCATACTGGTTGGTCTGGTTGTAAATCAACACCCGCTTGCCAACAGTCATAAGCACGCCATCGATGGTCAAAGCCACCTGCGTGCCTGCGTTAGTCAAAGTAGCGCCTACGCCATCGCCTGCACCACCGGGTTGGTTGTAAGTTGCAGTCAGATTGCCTGCGGTGTCTGGAGACTCTACATACACGGGGTCATGGTAGTGAATACCAGACGCGGCAAGCGAGTCCACATATTGCTTGGTTGCCAGTTGCAACGCAGTAACAGGGTCTTGCGTGACCGCAACAGAGGTCAAACCACCCAAGGTAGAACTTGTAGCGCCCAAAGCAATACTGGTAGAACCCAGCGTGATGGAACTATTTGACAGCGCCACATTAGGAATTGCGCTGAAAGTATTTGTTGCGCCGCTGATTGATTTGTTGGTCAGCGTCTGAGTTCCAGACTCGGTGACAACGGTCGAGTCAATTGCAATCGTGACAGGGGTAGAGCCGTTGTAACTGGTTCCAGACAAACCCGTACCTATGGTCAGCGGGCTGGTTGCGGTTGCCGTTACAGTCACCGATCCACCAAGGCTTACAGAAGAGCCGTTGATGGTGATGGAACTATTAGTCAGAGACGAGTTTCCGATGTTGGACAGCGTGTTGGTTGAGCCGCTGATCGAGACACCAGAGAGCGTTGTCAAAGTTCCGCCAAGCGCAACAGTGTCTGACCCAATCGTGATCGAACTGTTGGTCAGGGCGCTGTTTGGAAGGTTCGTAAAGGTGTTTGTTGAGCCGCTCATCGACTTGTTTGTGAGCGTCTGCGAACTGTCGGTGTCCACCAAAGTCTTGCTGGCAGGAATTGTCGTGCCGTTCAGAGTAGTCGTTGAACTGCTTGTCAGCGTGGTGAACGCGCCAGCCGCTGGAGTCGTTCCGCCAATCGAGCCGTTAAGCGAACCGCCTGTGCTTGACAGCGAAGTAAATACGCCAGTCGCGGCGGTTGTGATTCCAATGGTCGTGCCGTTGATTGAGCCACCAGTAATTGCAACAAGATTTGCATTTTGAGTAGCCATTGTGCCGAGACCTGTAATGTCTCCGCTTGGAATCGTTGTACTGGCAGTCATGGCGCTTGTGCCGTTGCCGTACACATAACCAGTCAATGTGGTTGCACCAGTACCGCCATTTGCAACAATTAGTGTGCCACCAAGGGTGACCGCGCCAGTTGTTGCCGCCACTGGAGTCAAACCAGTTGTGCCAGCACTAAACGAAATCACGCCACCAGACAAAGAGAACTGTCTCCATGATCCAGAGGCGTAGCCGTCAAAGGTTCCAGTGTCGGTATTGAAGCGCATCTTGCCGTCAACACCCAGAGGAGTTTCGGCAGTTGTGCCCTTCGGAACAAGCATCGCGCCCGTACCGGGGAGCGTCGGATTGTCAGCAATCGAAATAGTGGGATAGCCACTGACACCAGTGCCATCCGCAACATCAATCTGGTTAGCCGCACCCTGAATGTAGGTTGCGTTCAGCACGCCACCAGTCGTGATGGTCATCAAGCCATTTGCACTCAGGTTTTGCAACGCAAGCACCTGACCAGCCAAAGCAATCGTAGGATTGCCCGCAACACCATCGCCGTCAGTAATAGCCAGCCCGGCCCCAGTAACCGCTATAGAACGGCCTGTAAGGGCCGTAGAAGAGGTTTTTACTTGGAATCCAGTACCAGATGCCACCAGCGACGATAAAGCGCCTGTGGTCGTGATATTGAAGAGTCCTTGTGCGCCGCCATCATTGATTACCAAACCGTTGGTCGCACCAAAATAACGGCTGTTGGGTAGCGTCGGTTCTTGAGTAACCGTCAGAAAAGTCTGAGTCTGAGACGGCGACGCGGCAATCGCACCCGTCGTGGTCTGCACGGTCACGCCATTTTGGACGATAGGAACCGACTCTGCCCCAGTAATTGGGCCAGCGGCGGGCAGTTGGGTAATGGCGACTTGTGCTGACATTTATGTACTCGTATTGTCGGGCGGGTTCGGGGCAATCGTGTCCTTGTTACCCGTCAATGTTGGCGTTTGTGTGTTCTGCTCAGTCGAGATAATGAACTGGCTTGTGCCATCCATCGACTGACTGCCAGTCATCAAATAATTGTCGCCAGCGTTTAGCGGGGTATCAGGCCGAGGAAACCGCAGGTTGATACGCTCGGTCTTACGAGCGGCAAGGCGATAGGGGTCAAACTGATCCCTGCAACCTTGATCGCACACACGCAAGCCGGGGAAATTGGGGTCTGGCCCCAACGACACAAACGGGCGCTTCATCTTGCATCGGTCGCATACGCCGATGGCAACCGAAGTCAGCCCTGTGGTGTCGAGAAAGATTGGCATTAGGCGGTATACACCGAGATGTTCGGTGCCCAGTAAATTGGTGAACGATCACGCTCTTCTTGCTCTGCGTTGTATAGGTGCTTCTCGGCCATCTTTTCCAGATACTGGACGCGATCCAAACCTACCTGCGGCAGTTCGAGGCTCATTTTGTGAGCCAGCATCATCTGTACGGCCTCGTACCAACGCTGGGGTATTTCCAATTCGTCGGTCAACGCACCCACATCATCAATCTGGCGCGAGTACCAGCAAGTCATCTGCACAAAAGCAGTTGACGGCACAGGCCAGATGTAAATCTTTGGCTTGGGAATTTGGCGATTAAACCAATACTGGTACGGCTGGTTTGCCGTGAAATTCTTGTTCGGCAAGTTGGTGTAGTCGTCGCGGTTGAGCGAAGACATCTGCACCTCAAGCGAATTGTTCCCAAAGTACAACTCACGAACCGATAGCGTTGTTCCGTTATAAGCGCGGCAACGATAGTATTGAACGGTCTGCCCAACAACAATGTCAGTCCAAATCCATTCGTTGTTCACCACATCAATGGTGCCCAGATCAACCAGCGTGTTCCATGTTGCGCCATCTTCCGAATATTCGTAGATGATTGACCATGTGCCAGTTGCGGCAGGAAGCAAACCAATCGAGCCAATGTAAACCGGATTGGATGTGCCGTAATCAACAGAAATGTTTCCGTTGGGGGAGGTCTGCGTACAAACCGTTTGGATGTCGTTGTCGTAGGCGTTTTCAATCACGCCGCCAGCAGACGAGGTATATGAACCGTTTGGGCGATCCATTGTGCGGTACAGCACATTCCAAAGGTCAATTGAACCCTTGGGCAATTCGTAAATGTAATTGTCGGGAATCAGGCCAATGACCTTTTTGGTCATCGTCCAGAATTGAATGCCTCGGTTTCCCAAGTCAGACAACAGAAAATAAAGAGACTGGCGTGCTGACAGAACTTGTTCGGAGGTCAACTCTTCGGCTAATTTGCCGCAACGACGAGCGCCGTGATCAATCAATGTTTGGACATTGATGACTGTGTTCCCTACGGTTCCCGAATACGCCATGTTGACTCCTTACCAACCGGGACAATTCCAACGCTTTAGCGACGCTTTTGCGCGTGGGGCATCCCCTTTTGAATGTTCTACAACGCCACTCATACGGGCGCAAAAAGAGTCCTTCCGAGCGCCGCCTTGAGGCTGGGGAGCCTTTAGATGACTCCCGGTCTCTCGATTGTACTTTTCCCGGCCCTTTTGCGTAAGTCCCGCGCCCTGTTTGGTCGGCAGTTTTTCACCGCGACCTACGGCCAGACTTACTCCGCCTTTGGCGTGTTTGGCGGTTTTGGCTGACTCTCGGAACGCTTCAGCCGTTGGAGCGCCCGGAGAACCGGGCTTGCGCATTTTTTCGCCAGAGCCTTCAGCGATTCTTTCGCGCTTTGCATGGATGTTGGCATATAGACCACCTCCTTTGAATTTCTTCCCCTCATCAGCCTTGGCAAACTCCTTGCCAACCTTTTGGGGAATACCTACCTTCTTAGCGAACGCGGGGTTATGCGCGACCGCTTCCATGAGGTTGTGTTGGGAGCGTGACTTGCTTGGCATTACGACACCTGATTGACGGTTAGGATCATTGCAGGGGCCGCTGGATACAGCGGGCTGGCGCTTGCGGGATAAGTCACGATGGCCCCGTGACCATCTACAGACAGCCATTTCATGGTCACTTTGTCGCCAGCGTTAAGAGACAAGAACACATTTGCCGCCATTAGGGCAGATGCAGGCGTTGTTGCATTTTCACGCGAAGCAATTGTTACCCAACTAGCCGAATTGCTCACATTGGTTCCATTGACCGCAAACCAAATAGTTAGCAGGCTTTGTCCAGTTGCTGAGTTGTTCAACTGCCCGCTAAATGCAAAGTTGTATTTGCCAGCAATTGCAACCGTAATCTCACTGGTCGATGTATTTAGCGTCACCCCATTACTCAAATCTTGAGTATTGAGTTGCAATAGAGTCGGCGTATTGGCGGTTGCCACTTGAGCGCCATTTACAGCCGCCCCAGAAAGATGCGACACATTTGAAGAACCTGCCGCGCCACGGGTGCATCCCGTAAACGAAGTTGCAGTAATTCCGGTGTAAGTAATCAACTCAGCACCAATAATGACTGCGCCAGTAGAAGAGAATCCACTGGTCGTCACCACCGGAATTGTGGTATCGGTGTTGGTGATATTGGAACTCAGCGTGGTGCTGAAATCGTAAAAAAACGAGCCGTACTGCGTGTTGATGTCGGACGGCGCAAGAACCTTCCAGATCGGGGCCGCAGAGGCGGAGCCAGTCCCGGTTTGGGTCAGGAACTTCTGCGTAGTCGTCGTGTTGCCTGCCAGTTTGGCAAGCGTGTTGGTGGCCGAGGCGTACAGCGTGTCACCAAGGGTGTACGAGGTAATGTTGGTGCCGCCCTGAGTCGTCAGCACCGGGTTTACATTCAGAACCTGTGCGACATAGTTCGCGGTGGTGACCTGCTTGTTCACACCCGTTTGGACAATCGGCGTAATCTCTGTTCCATCAAGCGTTGCCGCCGAGGGCATTGCGGAAATTTTTTGGTCAGCCATCAGCACACCTCAAGATAAATTTTGCTACTGTCTTCCTGCAAGACATAGCCAGAGTTTTCCATCAGGATGTAGCAGGTTGCCGGGGGCACTGGCGGCACAAGACAGGAGTAGGTATCCACCACACCCCCGCCGCCAAGGTCTTCACCGTAATTGCCAGAACTTGCGTCGGCAACAACGCCCAACGCGCATCCCGGCGTTGTCTGGGCTTGATCAGCAACGCTTGACCAGCCTACATACGACATTAGATGCCCGCCTGAATCAGATTCATCACAACCGAGCCGCCACCAGAGTTCACCAGAACCTTGACGCCAGTCACGGGGAATGCATAGTTGCCGTCTTGGCTAGTCGTTTCAGACGCCACCGACGGGTGGTCAAACCAAGTCGTAAAACCCACTGCGGGGTCGTCAAAGGTGTGCTGGACGGTGTAGTTGACCGTGCCAGTCACAACAACACCAAAGCCCACATTGAAGGGGCTGATGTTCGTATTCATCACCAAAGCGGAACTGGAGCCAGTGCCCGTCTTTGAAACTGTTTGCACTTTCATGCTGTTCTCCAATTAGAAGCGGGGGCCGAAGCCCCCACTCGTTTTCAACAGGCGCGACCGCCTCTTTTCTTTCCGCCGGGTGTAACAGTTACAGACTCCTTGGTCTTGGTCACACTTTCAGAACCTTTTGGCATGAAGTAATCCTTCGCTTTACCAGCCAGTTCCTTCACCATGCTCAGAGGATTCAACGCCTCCTCCAGTTCCATACTGTGCTTTTTTGAAGCGTCGTATGCACCTTTGGACAAATCCACTGGCTTGCCGCCATCAGCCATTTTCTGGAATCTGCTGTACTTCAGGTTGGAGTCAGCCTTGGCCTGTTTCATGGCCGTAGCGTTCTCCGCCGCAAAGTTAGCACGCAAGCGGCCCTCGGCAGGGGTTACCTTGCCACCGCTCTTGTAGGTTCCAGAAAGACGATTGATGCTTACGGGCGTAGGCGGTGCCTTGCGTCCTTGAGGCATCGCGACGGGACGACCTGTGTCAACAGTACCCCCCGTCGCGTAGGCTTTTTTTGAGGCTTTTCCCCCCATCTTGTAGCCACCGCCGTTGGACTTAGCCACACCACCAGTTGCGTAGCCACCGCCGTTGCCGTTCTTCACGCCGCCAGTGTTGGCAGGAGAATGATCGGGCTTGGCCGTAACC